GTCCCTTTTGTTTCGTTTTTTGAGTACATCTTTGTTCCATCTGCATTTTTCTTATTCGCCAGCCGGTAGTAGTTCATTCCCATGTTTGATCTAAGGGATGATGCAAAGATGGTGGCGGCCATGATTCCTCCCACGACTGGCGCCCCCAAGACAGAGGTTATGGCTACCCCTGCCGCCGCTCCTTCCGGGAGGCTTCTCAGCATTCCTGCCCCCATCATGGAAAACTGTTTTACGGTTTCGGTTGCAATCAGCCCTATGGTGGAATCGCCGTCATATTCTTTGGTTCTTGCGTTAATGGCTTCTATTTTTCTATTCATTTCTTCATCAGTAATGTCTCCGTTCCTGGCCGCATAACCGATTTCAGAAATCTTATCCATGTTTTGTCCGGCTTCCCAGGCATCGGTAAAGGCTTTGAATGCTTCGCCTATAGATGACGGTTCTCCGCTGATTTTTCCTGCTGTAGCTCCTGTGATGACTCCTCTATCGTGTAAAATCTGATCTGCTTGTTTTAAGGCAAGTGACGCCGACACAGGATCGTTCATGGCGACCTCCGCCAGTTCCGGATAGAGTTCTTTTAATGCATTGGCAGAAAAAGGGCGTCCCTGCATGATTTCCTGTGTCTTCATCCAAGCGTACTGGTTCTGTGCCATTTCATAAGCTTCTTTGCTGTCTACCAGCATTTGGGCCGGAAGTCCCAATGGATCTCCTATTTTGTGCGCCTGTTCCAGTCTTTTTTCTTTATCCGGATCGGGATCATAGAGATTGCTGTAGATGTCCATGCTCATGTTTTGGAGTCTATTATCCGCCCAGTTTTTGGCGGCGTTTGAAATGCTTTCTGCCGCACCACTGATTCCGTCTCCAATTTTTTCTAAAATCCCTTTCGGTGGAGTATGTGGTTTTGCATCTCCTGTTGGGGCCGTTCGTAAATCTTCATTGACACCAAAAGGCGCAATCCCCGCGAAAGCTTCATTTAATCTTCTTAAAGAATCTTCCTGTTCTTTTGTGTTCTGTATTTCTTCAATAGGATCTTGATTGGGTGCTGCATTATACTCGTCCATGGTTTTCTCCTTAGTAATCTTCTATGTTTACTTCGTTCTTCTTGACTTTATCCCAGTCTTCCGCGGGGATATAATGGTGTCTTCCGTAGTAGTCCACTGCGTCTATTCCTTTATCATCGTAAGTCATGTGGTATTCTTTAATCCCCATCTGCATTAGCTGTGCATCACTGGCTTCCGGCGTACTCATTCCAAAGAATCCATAATCCGGTCCCACTTTTTTCTGTGTGTACGCCTCTATCCACATGTTTTTTCTTTCAAATTGATTGGGTTCTCTTCCGTTTTTGTTTTTAAACTCAAAAGCTTTCTGCATAACGATCTTTTTTGCTTCCGAAAAATATTTTTCGATTTCCGGTTTTGCTAATCCCGTCATGTCCATTACATCATTCTTATCTTCATCAATTTTAATAGCATATTTCCCCTCTCCTGCCTGCGCCCGCGTTAGTTCCTGCTCTAATTCTATAATCTGTTCTGGTCGAAACGCTTTCCCTAATATTTCAGCAGCATTTTTGAGATCTTCATCCAAAGTTTTTTTATCTAATATATCTACACCGATTCTATTCATGTATTTTTCAAAAGCTTTATTTTGATTCTCTTTTGTTCCAAAACCCCCATATGCATCTTCCCCTTTTACGGCTTTTAATGCGCTTAATCTCAAACTGCGATAGGACCCGTTGTTCAAAAGTTCTGGATTTTCTACTCCTTTGGATTTTATGAATTCATACATATCTTCGTTCGATGTTCCATTTTCCGTCATGTCCATCAATTGGATCTGCAGGTTGTTCATCATTTCTGTTTCTTTGGCTTTTTTTGCCTGGAGATGTTCCCCAAAGACAGAGAAGAAGGAATTCCTTTCGGTCTCTTCCAGTGCGGCTTTTTCCTCGTCAGACATAACATGATGTCCCAATTCCTCTCCGTATAGTTCTTTATAGCGTTCTGATACATCGTTTAGATAGTTGTTTCTTCTTGCGGCTTCTGTCCCTCCTGCGCCTCCGTTATGGGAAAGGATTGCCAGTTCATCATCGCCGCCATGGTATTCCAAATCTTTTTTGTACAGTTTTGCCGCCGCTATGATGCTTTTTTCCGGATCTTTTCTATCCGCCGGATCCAGTCCTACAGATAGGCCTGTATCTGATTTAAATTGGAATGGTCCTAAGGTAGGATCTCCGTCACTATCATCATGATAGGCTTCCGGATTAAAAGTGGATTCCTGCATACACATCGCTTTCAGGTTTCTTATCTGTTCATCGGAAAGCCCTGTTTCTTTTTGTGCTTTTCTAAAAAATGAATCCCATTTATCATAGGATTCATTCCCAGTAGCAATGCCCTTTATATCTTTCCCGAAAGACAACGGATTTTCTTTTCTATAGGCTTCCCATACTTCTTCTTTGGATTTCCCCATCATTTCCGGATGGTTATTCAGCCATGTTTCCGCGCTGTCTTTTGTGGTCTTTGCTACTTTTTTACCGGTAAATAATGTTTCGTATTTCTTTAAAATAACTTCATTCCCGCCTCTTGCCCTCAATTGTCCTATGAGTTTATTTCCCCGTTCATAGTCATTGGACGCGGCTAATGTGGAGAGAACGGTTTCCGCTGTATGATCCAGGATGGCTCTTTGTTTAATGTCTATGGATTTTTCGTCCATTCCTGTTCCGGCCATGATGGCCCTTGATGTTGTCTCCATATTTCCATAGACGGATTCGAAACTGTCCGGACTTCTCACAATCGAGTTGATGGCGTTTTCATTCATTTCTGTCATCTGATTGCTTGCATAGGAGAGAAATTCTTTTCTTTGGAATTTATCTATGCTGTCCAGGTTAGAGGTGATTGACGTTTCTACCTGGTTACGAAATGCTCTGTTCGCATACTCTGAACTTATTCCGTATTGTCTCATAATCTGCTGGCGGATCTTCTCTTCATTCTGCTGATAAGCTGCTTGGAGTCCTTCGGCATTTTTCCCCTGCATGGTGTTTGTTAATCCGTTCTTTTCGTCATACAAAAGGGAATTAATCTGTCGGTTATATTCGTTTGTCGCATCAACGACTCTATCATTCTGGTCTTTCATCCATGCTTTTGTTCTTGCATCAATCACCTGCCCCAAAGCGTTTCCCAAAGCTTCTGTACCTGTTACGTTCGCTCCATAAGCATTGGGATCTGTAATGGGGTTTATTTTTGCGTTTGAGAGGTTTCTATTTATTGTCGAGTCGTATTGTGTGAGTTTCATTATTTCCTCCAGATTGAACGCCACGGATCATAGTGTTTTCCTATGCCTTGCCCTATGATGTCTTTCGTCTGTGTCAGCCCTACTTTTGGGATAAAGCCTGTACTCATGGCATTTCTTGTGTACATGGGAGCAGGAGTGGTATAGGTCAGATTTCCGCCGGAAAGGCTCCCTTCAAATCCGGTTCTCATATTCATTCCTGCAGGTTTCGGCAGGCTTGCTCCTGCGAATTGTTTATACGTCCCAAACATCCCCGCGGCAGTTGAAATGAAGTCTGCCAGTCTTTGGGATTTCCCTTGTGCTTTTGCATTGGCCGCGGAGGCTCTCGCTGCGGATGCCTGGTTCTCATAATTGACCTGGTTTATATATGCGTCTAATGTGTCATTTCGTTGGTTGCCCAAAAGGTTTATGCTGTCTTTCCTGTATTCACTTATAGCAGCGCTGTTGGCGTCAAGGACGCTTCCTGTACTATCTAATCCTGATGCTCCTGCAGAGGCCGCCTGCTGTCCCAAAATGAGTCTTCTTTTGCTGTCCAGCTTTTCCTGCTGTTGTGCGTAGTTTTCCGCAATCTGTTCTCTTTGCCGATCCATTATTCTTGCATTCTGATCTGCCGCCTGTGCCTGCGCGTTATATGCCGATACCTGCGCCGCGGTCTGCTGTTTTATTTGCCTATTCTGATTAATTCCCGATATGAGCTGTAGCCCCATCATGGCACCCATTACACTGCACATTATTTCCCTCCTATTTCAAATCTCACAAAAATATCTCCTTTTTCTGTTTTGCATGTATCTGTAAAAAGCGCCCCGGCACGTTTAATGTATCGGAGCGCTTTTATATTGTCCTCATGGATCCAATTCATCATGTATCCATATTTTTCTTTACAGTCATTAATGTACTGCATTCCTATTTTTACAAGTTCTTTTTGGTACAGATCTACAAGGACGGTTCCCAATGCCCATATGCAATAGGACTTTTTTACGAAGCCGAATATCATGACGGGTTCTCCGTTCTTGGCCACATAGGCTTCATCGGACAAAATAATGGATTGTCTCACGGCTTCTTCTCCATGATCACAAAGGGCGGTGATTTCTTTTTTATCCATAGGTCTCATGTTTTTAAAAATGTATTTTGTCAGCCAAGGAACATCTTGTTCTTTTATTTTTTCTATGGTGATTTTTCCGTAGTTATCCATCGAGTTCTACCTCTCTTACGACTGCCGACAGGTTAAACGGGTATGGTTCATCTGATGTTATGACTGTTCTCCCTGTGAGTTCAAATCCTCTGTTCGGCATGGTGATGTGTTTATCTCCGCTGTACAGAACAACATCTTGTTCCGAAAATTCATCGTATTTAATAGGTAATGTATTTGTTTTTTCTATCCCCACCCGTCCGCCAAGGGAATGATTCAGTCTCAGCGTGACGGCGGAGACTTTCTTTTTCCGCCCTTGGATGGTTCCTGTTTTGGTGTTTATTTCCAGGTTTGGAAGTTCTACCGTCATTGTATAGGGCAGTCCTGCGATGATATAGGATGCCTCCTGCGGAAGTGTGAAATTGCCGCCTTCGTCCGTTTGGATTTTTTCATAGTACCTTCCATCCGCCAAGACCCCTATTTTTGTATTGGGCAAATGAGGGACAGATCCTTTTGCCGTGGTTTCTGTTATCTTCACCGAAGCGTCCAGCATGATATAGTCTTTTGGATTTTCGGTCTCTTTATTGTTACATAGTTCTTCTATGTATGTTTGATCTCCCCTTTTTACCGCGATGTACACGTTATCTTCGTTTTGATTTTCCACATTGCAGACTGCCATGACTTTTCCTTCTGTTTTTATTCTTGACCAGGCATATACTTTTTGGTCTTGTACGTAGGAAAGGCAAGCCATTGTTCCGTCTGAAAGGACAAAGTACAGTTTAGAGTCAGGCTCTTGCATGTAGGCCATATCTTCTATGGTTGTGTTTTTTGTAATGTGTTTTGCCAAGAGTGTTAAATCCGCCCCATCGTAGGAGTCCGACTCAAACCTATACTGCATATCCCTTACGGTTTTTCCTCTGTGCTGCACGAAGATGACCCGCCCGCCGATGGATAAAGGAATGACATTGGTCGTCCCTCTGGATGTCTGCATTTTAGGGTTTGCTTTCGTTGGTGTGACCGCGGATCCGCCGGAAAGGATCCATTCGTTTCCGCCTGTCATGATAACTAAATCCGATTCCGGCACAATGTGTTCTATGGTTTGCTGTTTTCTATTAATAAACGCCAAGGCTACCGCCGAATCATCCGTGACGGTTCCGGATGCTTTTTCTACAGAGAAGTTATTATAGTCCCCGCTTCTTGAGAGCCACAGCATATACGGCTGTTTTTTTGTAGCGGCTACACATAATCTGTCTTGGAAGAAACCTATAGCCGATGGATAACCGAATTGGTCATTCCATGCGTTTAAGCAGACGTAATCCGCCGGGTTTGTATTTGCAAAGGGATCTATGACTTCCGCATTGACTTCCAATGGAGAGATGTAACCGGTGATTCTTACCATGCCCACGTGTGTATACGGTAGTGCGGTGAGGTCTGTATTTCCCGCTGTAGATACCACTCTTAGTCTTGTGTATTCTTCTACCGTTCCGGATTCCGATGCATTGAAGTCATCGTTCGATTTATATGTCCTGTAGTCTTTCCACGGACCATTATTTGTGCTTTTCTGTACTGTCACGGTTCCTGTCCATGTACCATGGGTAATGATCTTCCATGATTTTCCACAGAGTACTTCTCCCGATGTTCCGCCGCCGTTTTGTGTCACGGTCTGCGAGTCTACTTCCTGGTTGATCTGTATATAGGCGCCGATCATGTTTTCTGAAAAGTAGTTTTTACTTGCATATAGTTTAACGGTTCCTGTTTTCCCTGATGGCACTATTGACAGATCGGCTTCCAGTTTTATGTTTACCCATCCAGGATTTCCAGGAGATCCATCTTCTCTCCCTGTTCCGCCTATGCCACCGTCACCGCCATTACCCATGTTTGCGCCGTTTATTTCTTCGTGTCCATGTTTTCCGCCTTCTGCGGTAATTCCGTTAAAAGATGACGGTTTCCCATCCGTTCCGGGTTCGCCATTGGTTCCTTTACCGCCGGTTCCGCCGGCTCCTATGACTACTGTATAAGAGTTATCTTTTTTCAATTCTATTCTTTGCGTTACAAGGGCACCTCTTCCGCCGTCACCGCCTTTTATGTACTTATTATTAAATATTTTTATGTGTTTCCCGCCAGCTCCGCCACCGCCGCCGCCCGCTATGGTTACCTTATATGTGCCATCTTTTTTACAATTGAATGTGTATGTTCCTGCAGAATTGTACGATGTATCTACTTTTCCTTCCATTTCTGTTGAAAGGGAAATGTCAAAGTAGGGCTTTTTTATTTCATAGTCCCCAATGGTCCAATTGGTGTCGCTGTACCTTGACAGTTTCTGTATCGGATGTTTTCCTGATGCAATAAACATCACATCGGCAGATTGGCATGTCCTTAGTTCTTTCAGTTCATCTTCTGTAAACAGTGTGACAAGTTCTACTCCTGTATATCTGTTTCCTTTCCAAATTCGTATATATCTGTCTCCTATTTCAAGCATGAATGAACTGTCTATTGTTGTAAATTCTTTTAGAATTACTTTTTCATTTTTTGTCTTTCCACAGTACAAGGTTCCCCCACGTTTATACACCGCTCCATAGGGACGTATATAGGCATTTTCCGCAGTGAGCAAAGCGGCTGCGTATTTATCCAGGTCTATTCTATTTGCTACTTCCGGGGATATTTCTCCGGTGGCAAAGGATGATTGAATGTGGTAGATAGTTTCTTTCTGCATATTAGCCTCTCATATTGAAATATTTACGAGGGTATGTCGTTTCATGATGGTTCTGTACGGCGCTTTCCTGTTTCGCATTAATCAGCGCCTGATGCATGAGTTGATACTGCAGGTTTGCAGCACTGGGACTTCCCGACAAAGGTACTGCTATGTTTGCCGCCAAGGAATGAGACAGTGCTTCAATGAAATAATCAGTGAACAATTCCCCGTTCTCCACGTCTGCGGTATAGCTTGCATAAGCATTTTTTATGTCTGTGCAAATTACTTTTGTTGAGTCGTTCACGGTTGAAATGAAGTAGTCTTCTTTTTCTATTTCTCTTGCACTTTCTTTTTCGTAGATTTTTCGGATGACAAGGCATTTTGCCGGGTAGGCATAGATGTACTTCCATCCGGGGATTTTTTCATTTAAGAGTGCGAGTTTTACATATCTTTCCGCAAATCCCCATCTGTGTTCGGACAGGAGTTTTCTTCTTAGGTGGTCATAGAATATGCCGCATTGGATTGCTTCTTCCGACTCTTCTTCAATTGACGCTATTCTGCCTTGCCCGATGTAGGCAAGGGCCATGTTACAAATGTCTGTACTGTTCATAGATCCTCCTTTTCTCTATCTACTACTTTTCAAGTAGTTTTAAGAGTAGTAAACATAGAAAAAGAGGAGACGTTTTCACGTCATCCTCTTTGTCTTAACAGTGCTTTTTCACCAATTCCACCAGTTCTTCTTTGGTTTTAATGTCCTTTGGAACATCTTTCCCCGCACGGATTAATCTGGCGCGGAGCTCATTGGCGGAAAGGTCTTCCAGTTTCCGCCCGCTTACCGCTTGTCCAAAGTGGATGCCGCTCATACGAGGTCTACATCCATGGTGAGGAATGCGCGGATGGTTCCTGTTGTGGCCCCTGCTACCTCAATCTGCAGGAATTTCTTGCATCCCGCCGGTACTTTCACTGCCGCACTTGCCCCTTCGTCTTTTGCAAGAGAAAGAGTTGTCAGCGTGACGGCTCCCGTCATATCTTCTTTGTCCGCGGTCTTAAGTGTGATTGTTGCCGCGGCAGAAAGCGGTTTCAACGCAATGACTTTCAGCCACAACGGATTATACGCGTCTCCGCCTTCGCCGTTATTTACGACTGTAGATTTTGTTCCTTTGGACAAATCCTGTTCATAGAAAAAGGTGTTTTCTGCATCAATAATCATTTTTAGTCCTCCTTATTTGTTTTCTGTAATTGCGTCTTCGGTGTCCACGAGGGCGTCTTCTTTGCGTACAAGAATACCGTTTACGGAGATTGTTACCGGACCTTCCATCAGTTCGCGGCGGGTGATGTAGGAATTAGCCTTATCGCTATAGAAGATGGTAAGGAATGTATACATTTCCGGGGACACGTACCATACGGGATGGACGGTATTGAGATTCCTCATGCGTCCCTGCGCACGGATCATGGCGTCTACTACCGCTTTTTTCTGTTCCACAGTGGCCGCTGCGGCGTTCACGGCTCCTAAATCAATGTTCCTTACTGCGGCAACCATTTCAGGATCTTTGACGGCAAGTCCAGGTTTCCACTTGAAGAGTGTGGAGAGGGCGCGGAATTTATTTCCATCTGCATCAATGGCGTCTACTTCTCCTAAGTCCTGGCGTTTCAATCCTGCATAACCGGACTTCGGGTAAATGCCTGTGACGGCACGCTCGCCCCAGCCCACAAGGTAAGCGGAAGAAAGTTTGCCTTTCCCTGTTCCTCCGGCATTGATGACCTGGTAAGAGGCGTCGTGTTTTTTCCCGCCGTACTTATTGTAGCGAATTCCCAGTCCGTTAAATTCATCCAGGTTCTTTGCGGAGTTTCCGTAGAACATGTGGTGAGCCACGGCCTCACCCATTGCTTCTACGAACGCCATATCTTCGGATGTTCTGAAAGCTTCTTTATCCGGCGCAAGGGACACAAGTTCCACGTCCACTTCGGAACGTGTCTCCATCAGGCAGCAGGTGTCGGTTACCTGTTTGGTGCTGGATTTTCCTACCGGCACGCCGCGGTTAATCTGCCTAAGATGGACTTCGGGCAAGCCGTTCCGCTGCGTGGTCTGGTTGCCTGTCGGAAGGTTTCCTTCTGCCCATCTTACGTCTTCTAAAATTGGATTGGACTGGACGAGTGTTTCAATGACTACATCAATGGATCCGTCCGGTGCCTGTCTTTTTCTTAAATCATTTAATGTTAATGCTACTCCCATTTCTTAGTCCTCCTTAATAGTTTTCAAAATTGGTATTGGGATACATAGAGGTTTTTCCTCCTTGCGGATTACCTCCGCCGACGCCGCCGTCTTCGGAAACAAGTCTCCCCAGTTCCGAAAAGGCACGTACGATTTCTATACGGTCTCCTACTCCTGTTTCGCTTAGAAGTTTCCTGATTCCCGGACAGGTTTTTTCCAGGTGCTGGAGTCCTGCACCGTACTCATTCATGGTTTTCTCGAAGTCTGCCCCAAGCTCTTTCCGGGTTTCTTCCTGCCACTTGTCGTACTGCGCTTCCCGCATGTCGTTCATCTGCTGGATAAGCCCTTTCCCGTACTCAAAACCGTATGCGGCCATCTGGTTTGCCTGTTCGTTGGTAAGGTTCATTCCTTTACAGATTTCACCGAATTTCTGTGAAATGGCTTCATCTAAGGTTTCGCCTTCGGGCAATGCCGATGTGAAATCGTATGCTTCTGGTGCACCTTGCGGGTTCTGCGGATCCGGTTTCTGGTTCTGTGCCTGCGGTTCTGTGCCTGCCTGTTGTGCCAGTCTTCCCGGTTCTTGATTCTGTACCTGCTGATTCTGTGCCTGCGGGCTTTGCGGATCCGTGTTATTGTTCGCCTGTGCCTGCTGGTTCTGTACGCCTTCCATTTTTATTCCTCCTTGTTTTCTAATAATACTTTGGCTTTAAATTGAAATTCGATGTATTCTTTTTCGGCTTTTTGTCTTAGTTCGAATCCTTCTTTTCCTAAGAGTTCGACCATCTCTTTTTCTATCTGGATCCCAATCGACCTTCTGCCTTCGTTGTAGAATGTCTGCGAATTTCCCGTGAATGTTTCGGCTTTGTAGCCTGTCATTTCAAGAATGTGAATAAAAAACCATCTCCCCGCTTTGCTTTTCAAAACGGTTCTGATGGCTTTTACGTCTTCTTCTCTTTTCTGTTTTTCTATATATTTTCGGATGAGCACATCGTGCTCTGTTACATTGGTTTTCATTTATCCACCACCTATCCCCAAGAGGTTCTGCAATGCAGGGTTTCCATCGTTGGCAGCATCTGTCAGGTTCTTTGCCGCCTGTGCCGCTGGTGCCATAGCCTGTGCCTGCTGCATCATGTACTGTTGTTCTTGCTGCTGTTCCATGGCTTCTTGTTCGGCTGCTATCATCTGCATGATTTCTTCCGTGCTTCTTTGCATGACCGCCGGTGCGCCAAGGAGTTCGAAATATCTCTTGACGGTACCGATCGGATCGATGGCTTTCAGGGCTTCCGGATAGATCTGCGCCATTTGTCCAGCAAAGGATACGGCTTGTTCGATATTAACAAGGCCACTCATTTTCTGCGCCTGGGCAAGGGGCGAGATGTACTCTATCTTTATGTCCTGGTCTGCCATTCTTTCGGCAAGTTCTTCGGGCAGCGGCGGGAATAGTCCCATTCTTTCCGCGATGTTATAGACTCTTTCGATAATCGGAGAAAGGAATTCATCCTGCAGGCGTTCTACCACAGGTCCCAGCTGCTGGAGTTTTTCCTGCTGGCGTTCCATAACTTCCCGCGCTGTCATCTGCGGGGTGTCGATGGAGTCAAGCATGAGGAAGAGGTCTGCGCTGTAGGTTCTTCTTATGCTTTCTTCTGTCCGTTGGATTTCTGTGGCAAGCCATTCCGGATTTCCCGGCACTTGGAAAAGAGGTTCTACTGTTGGATTGGTTCCCGTACTGTTTACATTTGTATACCCACCCGGGATTAGATCAACGCCTCCGATATCTCCTACAATTGCGGGTCCTTTCATTGGCGGCTTTACCATAAGCTCTACTGCCGTCAGGAAGTCTTTTTTCATGATCTGCAGCATTCTTGCATCGCCTTCGGCGTACCATCCGGGACCTTTTCCATAGGGGCTTCCCTCAATTGTCTGGTATCTTGCCGTTGGAACAGGAAATTCTTCAAATCCGCCGGTAAATAAAAAGCCTTTCCCTTCGTCTACTGATTGTTTATCTATCCAGTAGAGTGAGGTGTAAGGCATGTTTTTATTTCCTGCTTGTCCGACTGTTCTGAATCTGTTCGGCATGACAAGCCAATAGGTGGTAAATGATTTATTGTATCTTCCGTTTTCATTCTGCAGGGCGTCTTTGACGGCACGCGGAAGGTTTTCTTCTCCAAATTGTTCTAAGAGCTGGTCTGCTGTCATCTGGAATTCTCTGCAGAATGTATCTACTCTCCCACTTGCTCCGCTTGCCAAGTAGTAGGTTCCTATGGTGTACTGCTGAAATCTCACGCCTGTTTCCGGTGACGCGAATACTCCCAATGGTGCCTGCCCGTGGGCAATTTCCATGTAGCAGGAATGAATGGAGTTATAGAAGTTGGATCTGTGGAGCATGTACTCCACGATTTCCTGTCTG